TTCAACACAAATTTCCCGTATGACTTCGATATTGTCATAGACGGCGTGAAGGTGAAAGAGGTCAGAGATGCCATCCCGCCAAGCCGCACTGCGCGAATGGAGTTCGACCTAGATTCTCCGGTAACTGGGCAGATAGTCCGGTTGGACATTACGAGGACAGGCGGGGCCAGTGTGACTTCACTAGGCCAGTTTTATGTCTATGATGCGGAGGTAGTAAGTGGGAGTGCTCTTGTACAGATAGCCGCAGGGCTTCAAGTCGCTTACGCAGATAGTGGAATAGTGAAGCTGTCTGAGGTTTTATATTCAGCACATGTACTTGACCTGTCCGCAGCGGCTGACGGGGGGCACTATGTGTACGCTGATATAGATGAAGACGGGACTTTCTCTGGATTTGGTCATACAGCCGCTACGCCAATGGTAGGAACTGAGCGAAGCGGTGCGGGAGACCTCTACAACCCAGTCACTGTCACCATGTACGACACGAACGATAATCCTATCCGAAGGGTGTACCTTGGGTGGGTAGAGAAGTTTGGCGGCACCGTTACGGATGTGCACTGCTATAGTCTTGGAACAGTAGTCACTATGCCCATAAACAGCGGCAACCCTGTGGCTACGCTGTCCCTTGTTCTTGATGAACTTCCTTATGCCTACAGCAGGATGATGCAGGTTGAACCGCAGTTGTACGGTGAAGGCATATGGGGCAAAGCTGGATGGATTTACACGTCTGCTGGGCTCGGTGTGTCAGCCACCGTGAGGAAAGAGGCAATCCGTGTTGTGACAGGCACTGGTCTTACTGCACAGTATGCGTCTATAGGCGGCGACTTTAACGCAAACATACCGAGTCCGGCTAAAATCCGAGTTACGGTATACAGGGGGTATTAACATGCCGATATACGCAAAGGCAGGTGAAAGTCTGCAATATATAATGACAGAGACTCAGGCACGGAAAATACCCGACTTGGTTTTGATGTCAGAGGAAAGACCCTCCCCAGAACATACTGCTCAAGCAGATGGAACATGGATTGGTCCTGACCCTCTACAAAAGCAGCTTGAGGCTGTCGAAGCCAAGTACGCAGTAAAAGAACAGGCAATCAAAGAAAAAGTTCTACTTGTTAAATTGGCAGACGGCACATTGGAAGCTCAAAGAACAGCGGAAATTCAGGCTGAGTGGGCCGGTGTCCAAGAAGCGAAAAACCAAGAGATTGAGCAAGTGTTGCTCGGAGGTGTATAATGGCTACCCTCTATTGTCCTGTATGTGCTAACCCCCACTTGACGCAAGAGGGGCTCACAGCTTTAGCAATCAAGTATGGGTATTATCGTTGTCTGGATTGTGGTAATTTGAGGCGGCCTCTGGTAATGCCCGACTCCGTGAACGAGGATACCAAGTAAAAAAAAAAAAAAGGAGGAGGAGGTTAATGCCACTTATCCTAAATTTTCTGAAAGTCGTTAGCCTCCTCCTTAATCTAGTTCAAACAATTCTTTCGGCGAGAAAGGAGCAAGTTTTGGAGGAGAAGCGTGAAGAAATTCGTAGCGATAGCTCTTCTGAGTGGGCTGCTTCTTTCGGGGTGCGTAGGAAGGACAGTGAAACCAGTCCCTCCTCCAAGACCGATTCTTGAGGGTAGCGTTATTCAAGAAGATGGCTCCTTGCTGCTAAGCCCAACAGACAAAGACAGATTGATGTTGTACATTCACACATTAGAAACACAGTGCTACGAATAGGAGGTAATATGGTAGAATTTCTTGTAGAAAATGGGGAAGTGATTGTCGGGCTGCTAGTGGCTCTCGGAGCCGTAGTTGCTGCTGTCGTTAAACTCACCCCTACGAAAAAAGATGATGAATTCGTTGAGAAAGCTAAGCCCTTCTGGGCCGGTTTTTTGGACGCTCTTCGGAAGTTGATTGGGAAGAAGTAATGTCTCTAAGGGATTTCTTACTCGGATTGGGGGTAACGGTATTCTCTGTCGGAGTAAGTTGGGGGGTTTTCTCGGAGAGAATCACTTCGATAGAAGCACGAACTAGCGAGATAGAGATTCGGCTCGATAGGAAGGACGACCAGTTCATGGCTCTCCAAACTGAGATAGCAAAAATCAGTACGAACATCGAGTGGATTAAGGAACGATTAGCAAAGGGACCATAATGTTTAAAGACTCAGTAGGAAGATGGCTGACAAAGGCTCTCTTCTACGAGGCTAATAACTACACGATTGATAACGCTATCTTCACTACGGGGGATGAGGACATTGTTGTAAAAGGCAAGACCCTCATCTCCCTAAAGAAGAGATTTGTAGAGGCGGAAGACCCTACTGGATATACAGTGGCAAAAGAATATCTGGGGGGCTATCCTCATTGGAAAGCGTTATGCAGAACAGTAGCTTTGAAGTCTCACATAGAAGAGATGAAAGAAGAATTAGACGTGAGGTTGAGGAGTCGAGGCATAAAGAAAGTGATTTCTTCTGCTGAGACGGGTAACTTCACAGCAGCAAAATATCTGACTGAAAAAGGATGGGATAAGCGTATTGCTGGTCGTCCTACAAAAGCAGAAATAGAAAGGGAACGTAAACAAATGGCTATGGCCTTTGACGATGTTGAAGAAGACCTTAGTCGTATGAAAGGATTGCAGTGATGGCAAAGAAGAAGGATAAGAAGGCTCAGATTCGGCAGCTAGCTGAAGATGACCTCTACTACTTTGCTCGTCTAGTCAACCCTATGAGTTTGTATGGAGAAGTGCATAAAGAGGGGTTTCGCTGGCTTATGCGGACAAATAAGCCCAACCAGCTGCTTCTTCTTCCACGAGCTCATCGAAAGAGTCATATGATTGCAACATGGGCAGCATGGTGGATAACGAAACATCCTGAAGTGACTATCCTGTACATTTCAGCGACGGCTGAATTGGCAGAATCTCAGTTGAAGTCTATTAAAGACATTCTCACTTCTGATGTCTACCGCCGGTATTGGCCTGAGATGGTTCATCCCGATGAGGGGAAGAGAGAGAAATGGTCTACATCCAAAATTGCAGTTGACCACCCCAAGAGGAAGCAAGAAGGTGTTCGAGACGCAACAATAGCTGCTGCTGGCCTCACTACAAACACTACTGGATGGCACGCAGATGTCATTATCCCTGATGACGTTGTTGTTCCTGACAACGCGTACACAGAGGATGGACGAAGAAAGGTTGCAGCTGCTATGTCGCAGATGGCTTCCATTCTGAACGCAGGTGGGCTTATTAAAGCTTGTGGCACTCGTTACCATCCTGCTGACCAATACGACATTTGGATGAAGCAGGTGACCCCTATCTTTAATGATGATGGGGAGATAATTGCTGAAGAACCTATTTGGGAAGTGTTTGAAAGAGTGGTAGAAATTGATGGCGATTTTCTCTGGCCTAAGGCCGTAAGAGATGATGGAAAAGCTTTTGGATTTGACAGAAGAGAGCTTGCTCGTATCTCTGCTATGTACACCGACAGAACTCAGTTCTATGCTCAGTAGAATGTATGCTGAATGATTTCTAAATAACAAAGAGGCGAAAGCTAATTTGAGGTAAGATACGATAGACATGGACTCGGAGGAGTGATGTTAAAGAATTTTAAGTATTATGCAGGGCTGATTGACTCGGATGGGTATGTCGGCTTGTCGTTTAATAAGAGCACGAATGGCAAATACAGTGTCTATGCCGTTGTGCAGCTGAGATTTAGAGAGGATGCAGCTAAGAAAGTGCTCCCCTATCTAGCCTCTTTCTACAAAGTGAATACTTTTATAGAAGAGAAAAAGTTGGGGAAGCCACAGATGGGAATTATGCTCTCAGGTAAGAAGGCTGTCCGTTTTCTGAATGAAATAAAAAAGCATAGTGTCTTAAAAAGACATCTTATGGAGTGGGTCATTCAGAATAATGGTAAAAGCTTTTTTGAAGAAGAGCTCCCTGAAATAAGAAGGAGATTAAAAGATTTGAGAGCAGACCGGTGTTCTTCAAGGAAACCTTTCCCCTCAAGGCAATGGGCAGCAGGGTACATTGATGGCGATGGTTGCCTATTTTCTGATTTAACACAAGACGGCTACTTACATTTTAAATTATGTATTGCCGCCCACATGAATGACCCCCAAGGATTAGAGTTGCTATCTAAACACTACGGAGGGGTGATTACTGTCCGTAAAGACGGTAATTTATCTTATGTATTAAGCGTTACGAAGTCTTGTAAGCTTCTCGCAGATGTGCTTCCTCACATTAAAATAAAAAGGGCACAATTTGATTTAGTAAAGCACGTTATTGATTCCGGTTGCCATTTGAAAAAGAATGGGGCGTCAAGAGAGTCAAATCGAGCTATTCATACTAAATTGAAGGAATTAAAATCGTATCGACCGCAACGACTGAATGAAATCACTCCCGAGGGAGAAGCCACAGTCTGAATGGGATAGTCCCATAATGATTACAACGACCCTAACGACCCTGAGTCGAGAAGGCTTACAACCGATAGGTTTCAGTATTACGAAAAGAAGCATATAGTGCGGCAGGATGGACGATGGTGGTTCAAGAATAAACCCCTTAATGTCTACGCTGCTATTGACTTTGCTTTCTCCATGCGTAAGGGTGCTGACTACACAGCAATTGTAGTGGCAGGTATTGATGCAGAAGGGTACATCTATGTTCTTGACATAGACAGATTTAAGACAGATAAAATCTCAGTGTATTTTGACAGAGTTGTTGAGCTTCATGCAAGATGGCTGTTCAGAAAGCTGAGAGCAGAAGTGACAGTCGCACAGAAAGTTATTGTAGAGGATTTGAAAGACAGGATACGAAAGGAAGGTTTGAGTCTTGCTATTGACGAGCACAGACCCACAAGAAGTGATGGAGCTAAGGAAGAGCGTATTGCTGCTGTCCTTGAGCCTCGTTATGACAACCTTTCTATCTTCCATTACAGGGGAGGGTACATTCCTGCTCTGGAAGAAGAGCTGATGCTTGCTCGTCCCCAGCATGATGACATTAAGGACTGCTTCGCTTCTCTTGTGGAAATAATGATTCCTCCTCGTAAAGTGAGAGAAAGGGATACCTCGACAAATAAGTTGATGTATTCGTCTCGTTTCGGTGGAGTTCAATTCTCAGGGAGAATGTAATGAGTGGAACAGTAGCTGAATTAAGCTCTCTGTATAATTCATTGTCCGATGACCAAGCAAAAGCAATTGCTGCGTTGTGGGATAAATGGAATATGCAGAGACAGGGAAAAATAAATGAGTGGACAGAACTTCGTAATTTCATATTTGCGACTGACACCACTACCACTTCTAACTCTGGCCTTCCTTGGAAGAACAAAACGACCCTCCCTAAGTTGTGCCAGATTCGAGACAACCTTCATGCCAACTACATCTCTAGCTTGTTTCCTAATAGCAACTGGATGAAGTGGGAAGGGGCTACGGTTGACGATGAAGTGAGAGAGAAAGCTCAGGCAATTACCGGATATATGCAGACAAAGACACGAGAATCCCATTTCAAGGACGTTGGCTCCAAACTCGTGTATGACTTCATAGATTACGGAAACGCCTTTGCAGAGGTGGAATACGCCTCAGAATACCACATAGATGAAGAGACTGGGATAGCCACTCCCATCTATGTTGGGCCTAGGGCACGACGTATTTCTCCTCTGGACATTGTGTTCAACCCCACTGCTCCTACTTTTGAAGAGAGCCCTAAAATCGTAAGGCGCATTCTTCATATAGGGGAAGTGGTTCGTATGGCAGAAGGCATCAATGGAGAAGCTTGGCAAGCCGCCCTTGACAAGTCTCTTCTTATGCGTGAGTCTGGAAGTTATTCGTATGAAGACTTTCAGAAAGCAATTGGCATTAGCATTGATGGTTTTGGTAACCTTCAGGAATACTACCAGAGCGATTATGTTGAGGTGCTTGAGTTCCGAGGGGACTATTACGACAAAGCAACAAAGAAGCTTCATCGAAATCAGCAGATTATTGTCATAGACAGAAGCATCACTGTGATGTCTTGCAACATCCCCAACTGGCTTGGGAAGTCTTCCATTGTCCATGTTGCTTGGCGCTATCGTCCTGACAACTTGTGGGGGATGGGGCCGCTTGACAACTTGGTTGGTATGCAATATCGTATTGACCACTTGGAAAACCTGAAAGCGGATGCTATGGACCTTGCTGTTCATCCTCCTTTGAAGATTAAGGGCGATGTTGACCCATTCGATTGGGGGCCTGGTTCTGAAATTCCTATTATTGGAGATGGCGATGTTGAAGAGCTCGGGAAGAACCTTAGTGGAGTGCTGGCAGCCGAAAACGCCATTGCTGTTCTGGAACAGAAGATGGAGGAGTTTGCGGGAGCCCCTAAACAAGCTATGGGAATACGCACTCCGGGGGAGAAGACTGCCTATGAAGTTCAACAGCTTGAGAATGCAGCTGGACGAATATTCCAAGAAAAGGTTACACTCTTCGAGACTGAACTCCTAGAGCCTCTCCTCAATCTAATGCTTGAGTGTGCAAGACGCAACCTTGACTCTGCTGACGTTGTTCGTACTATGGACGATGACTTCGGAGTGGAGACTTTCCTTACAGTGGACAAGACCGACATTACAGCGAGAGGGAAGCTTCGTCCTATTGGGGCAAGGCACTTCGGTGAACAAGCCCAGCTTCTCCAGAATATGTCGAATACGTTGAACACTCCTCTGGGTCAGGTGGCTATGCCTCATCTGTCTCCTAAGGGTATTGCGAACATGCTTAACGATGTCCTTCAGTTGTACAAGTGGAACATCTACCGCCCGAATGTTGGTCTCGTTGAGCAGGCTGAAACTCAGCAGTTTGCTGGAGACCTTGAGCAGGTAGCAATGGAACGACAAGCAACTCCGGTGTAATATGGCGATTTCAAAACGAATGACAAGCCACCTTGCCTCTCCTTCTGAGAAAAAGGAATGGGAGGCAAGGCTACGGGAAAATAAAGATTTGTTTGGCAGAGTGACAGAGTTGTTAATGCAGGACATGGAAAAGAGTCGGCAATTTCAACTGTCCCGTGAAAGCTTTGACTCCCCTTCATGGGGAGAGAAGGTAGCCTATGAATTTGGCTATCAGAAAGCTATGGAAGAAATTATTAACTTATTGAACTTGGAGAGGTAGTATGGCAATTTTTGATAATGATAAACCTCAGGAGACCCCTGAGCCTTCTACTCCTCAGCCGGAGACCCCGACTGAACAGCCCGTTTCTCAAAATCAGTTTGACCAGCTGCTTGACCAGATTCGTGGCGATGACGGTGCCCCTAAGTATCGTGATGTTCCTACGGCCCTTAATGCTCTTCAGCATTCCCAGAAGTATATTCAGGAACTGAAGCAGGAGCTTGCTGAGCTTCGTGAGAAGGCCAACTCTAATGTCACGATGGAGCAGGTGCTGTCTGCTCTTGAAAAGAAGAGCGAAAACAAGACTGAGCCGGAACCCCCGACTCCGTCTGGGCTCTCTCCAGAGGACGTTCTTCGTCTGATGGAAGAGCGGGAAATGAAGAAGCAGCAGGAAGCCAACATCAGTTCTGTGGATGCAAAATTCCATGAGGTGTATGGTGAGAAAGCAGCAGAGACCTTCAAAGAGAAGGCTAAAGAGCTTGGGCTGTCTATGGACTACCTGAAGACTCTTTCTGCTACTTCCCCTAAAGCAGTCTTCACTCTCTTCGGTATTGGTTCAACTAAGCCAGCTTCTACGTCAATACCTTCTGGTATTAACACGGCTGGTATGCCCAGAAACGAAGAGTCTCCCATCAAACCGGTAATGGGCTACACCACTGACAAGGAGCTTGCTGATAGCTGGCGACGTGTCAAAGAAAAAGTAAACAATCAACTTGGAATTAAATAGGAGTCTTAAATGATTAATACTCAGACTAACAGACAGTTTATTGAGGCGGAACAGTATTCGCAGTTTATCCTCACCAACCTCGAAGACGGCCTGCTCCCTGAAAGCATCTACCGTAACGTTTCCGATTTCGGGAATGGTGAAACCCTGCACATCAAGACCATCGGTGATGCTCAGATTCAGTATGTCGAAGAAGAGCGTCCCATCACCTATACCCCCATCGAATCGGGTGAAGTGCTGATGCACATCACCGAGTATGTTGGTGATGGCTGGTACATCACTGACAAGATGCGGGAAGACGGCTCTCAGATTGAAGCTCTTCAGGCTGCTCGTGCAAAGAAAGCAACTCGTGCTATTCAGGAATACTTCGAGACGAAGGCTTTTTCTACCCTGAACGCTGCTCAGACTGCCACTGATGCAAACGCCATTAACGGCTTTGCTCGTCGTGCTGTCGCTTCTGGCGCTAACGCCACTGTCGATATTCAGGACTTGATTAAAATGAAGCTGGCTTTCGACAAGGGTGAAGTGCCTGTTGGTGGACGAATTGCTATCGTTGACCCTGTATTCGGTGCTACGCTGGACTCCAAGTTCAACCTCACCTACAATGTCAACCAGAACCCCATGTTCTCCGCTCTGCTTGCTCAGGGTTGGGACAGAGACCACAAATACTACGGAGAGATTATGGGTTGGCACATTGTGTCTTCCAACCGTCTCCCCAAAATTGCTTCTGAGACTATTGGTGGCACGAGCGTTACCAACGGTGTTGCTAACCTCTTCCTGAACATCGCAGACGACCAGACCAAGGCTCTTATGGCCTCTTGGCGACGGATGCCTAAGGTTGAAGGCGAGCGGAACAAAGACATGCGTCGTGACGAGTTTGTCACTACTGCTCGTTGGGGCTTCGGTGTTCAGCGTGTAGACACCCTTGGTGTTCTGCTGACCTCCGCTACTGCCATTGGCTAATCATCAAATAAAGGAGAATAGATATGTCGAATTATGAATCTAACCCTGCGGGTATTGGTGTTGGCAAGCGTTATGGGGGCCGCTATATTGGTGGTGCCACTGGAGTCCTGAAAACGGATGGCTCTGATGTGGACATCACAGTTATTCTGGGTCACGACGAACTGAATGGTCCTCTTAATTACAAGCTCCCGGCCTTCTGCGAGATTGTTGGGTGTTTTGTTGCTGTTGAGGAAGCCTTTGCCACCTCCTCGACTGTGAATTTTAAGGTGGGTAGCGGTGGTACTGCCATTACCACTCCTGTGGATTTGGCAACTGAGGGTATTCTTGAAGTGAACCTTACCGGTCTTGCTCCTACGAAGACTGGAGCCACTTCTGAAGACCTTGTAGTTGCCTGTAACGGGGCAGCATTGGCTTCTACCGTAGGTAAAGCTAAGCTGGTTATCAAAGCCCGTCGTGTGTAAACTAATGGGGGCTTCGGCCCCCTTTTCTTTTAGGAGAGTGTATGGCTGATATTCAACACAAGAATATAGTAGACCCGAATATCCACGAGCCTAAGGGTGTTAAATTCGCTGCTAAGGACACAGCTTACATTGCTGATGGAAATGGTAGCGGTGCATGGAAGGAGATTCTCTTGCCGGGCTTCTCTCTTTCATCTGAAACACTAGTTGTTTCTCTTAGCGGCAGTATGAGCGGTCCGGGCTTGGTGGCTTCAGGTGTCTTTCCGGCAGGGTTCACTGCCTTAGAAAACAATGCTCCTAGCATTGGTGTTTACTCAAACTATCTTAACATCACAAAAAGTGGTGTTTACTTTGTCATCCCTGAGATTTCAGTTGGGCTTTCCACCAGAGGCACTCCTCTCAGTATGACAGTGTCAACTTCTTTTTCTCGTTCCTCCTCCACAAAATCAGCTGTTTCACCAATTGCTCCCACGCTCACGCTAAGATTGGCGCATCCAGAAACGTCGGTAAGCGGCGGGATAGTAAGGATGATGGCAATTTCCTTGTCGGCGGGAGACAACTTGTGTTTGTGGAAGACAGGGTATCACTCGGGGACAACCAGTGTGAGTGCTAGTATTTCGGGGCATATCCAAATAATCAAATTACCGGATGGTGTGTAATGGCTACAAGAAACTATAAACGTGAATACGAACGTTACCACAGCAAGCCTGAACAGAAGACGAACAGAGCTGCAAGGAACAAAGCAAGGCGAGAAGCTATTGCGAAAGGAAAGGCTGCTAAGGGGGACGGTAAAGACATTGGACATAAACGCCCCTTGAAGAATGGTGGCAGCAAGTCCACTTCCAATACGAGGGTTCAGTCTCGTTCGTCAAACAGGTCGGAAGGTGGCAAGATTGGTGATAAGGCGGGCAAAGCAAGAGGCGGGCGTATTGGCGGTAAGAGGAGTCGATAATGAACATGACCCTTCTTGACATCGTTCAGAAGATTCTCAACGATATGAACAGCGACTATGTAAACTCAATCAATGACACTGAAGAGAGTTTGCAGGTAGCTTCTATTGTTGAAGACACGTATTACGAAATGATGAACAGGAGAGACTGGCCTCATCTGAAGAAGCTTGTTGGCCTTGAGTCTTTCAACGACAGTTTCTATCCTACCTACCTTCTTCTTCCTAAAGGAACGAAGAAAGTAGAGTGGGTCACTTACAATCAGAAAAAGGAACATGGAGCAGATGACTACTTTGCTCCTGTAAAATACCTGCATCCAGACGAATTTATCCAATATACGAATGGGCGTAATTCCTCCAACCAGAATGTTCTTGTTGTGAGGAATACAGAGAATGTCCCTTTGAAGATATTCAATGATTGCCCTCCGAAATATTGGACGAGTTTTGATGATACCAAGCTGTTCTTTGATTCGTATATGTCCACAATTGAGGACACCCTGCAAGGAGTGAATGCTCAGGCCGAAGTGTATATCTTCCCTAGCTGGGAAATGAGAGACGACTTTGTGCCTAATCTCCCTATGAATGTGTTCCCTGCATTGTTGGCAGAAGCTAAGAGTTCTTGCTTCTATACGATTAAAGAGTCTGCAAACGAGAAAGCAGAGCAGCAGAGTAGCAGACAGCAGAAGTGGCTGTCTTTTCAGGGATGGAGAACTCACGGTGGCATACGCTACCCTAACTACGGAAGACGGAGTGTGAAATGAGTAAAGAATTGACATTGGAACCTATTGATGGTAGTGGACAGCTTTTCAAAGTAGTATGGAGAGGGGGAGCTGGCAGAGTGCCTGAAGAACTTCTCGGAAACTGGACAAAGAGCATGGGGCTGAGAGCTATCGAAGCTTACAAAGGGAAGGCGAAGTAATGGCAAGACAACCGTTTACGGCTGAGTACACTACCTTCGTCAAGGGCTTAATTACAGAAGCTAGCCCATTAACATTTCCTGAAAATGCATCTTTAGAGGAGGTTAACTTTGTTCTCAACCCAGACGGTTCTCGTCAGCGGCGTTTCGGTATGGACTATGAGGATGGGTATGAGTTTATTGACTCTGGCGTAAACCTTGAAGAGACTCCCCATGCCGTAGCATCTCTTAATTGGGAAAATGTCGCTAATACAGGAAGTCTTGATTTCCTTGTTGTGCAGGTTGGTAACAAGCTCTACTTCTTTGATGGTAACGCTAGCCCTGTAACAGGTTCACCGAGGAACCAAGGGAATTACGTTGAGATACAAGGCGACCCTACCCAACCTATTCAAGGAGACGCTATTTACGGGAGGTTTGTCGTTGCTCATGGGACAGAAGAGGTGTTCATTCTCAGCTACGACCAAGGAACCGACACTGTCAGTGTAGTTACTAGTCGCTTAAAAATAAGAGACCTTTTTGGAGTCGCTGATGGGTTGAAGGTGGATGAGCGTCCCGCGACCTTGTCTGTGGAGCACAAATACAATCTGAAAAACCAAGGCTGGCCTGACACAATGCGTGTGGCAAATGCGGGACTCACTGCCGCTGCTGTTGAAGACCCTATCGAGGCGACAAAAAATCGTGTTAGCTTCTATCCCTCTAATGCAGATATTGTATGGGCTGCCAAAATATCATCAGCCAAAGAAGCAGTGGCTATGAACTCTTATGCTCCTGAGGAGCTTGAGAAAACAGTATTTGGTTCGACACGAGCCCCTATGGGGCGGTTTATTCTTGATGTCTTCAAGAGAGGGGAGTCAAGGGAGACAGAGTCTGGTATTGCTGGGCTACCAGATGACCTTTCCTCTGGAGGGGTGGTTTCGGTTGTCTCTTACGCAGGAAGAGTGTTTTACGCTGTTACAGAAAGGTCTCGAACGGGGGTGGACGCTAACTCCCCTAATATAGGGACAATGGTATTCTACTCTCGTGTAAAAGACTCTATCTCAGCTATGACTGAATGTTACTCTGAAGCTGACCCGTCTGCTGAGCATGTATTCGATGTTGTAGCTACAGATGGTGGTTTTGTCACCATCCCAGAAGCAGGGCAGATACTGAAGCTCGAAACAATGGGGAGTAGCCTGTACGTCTTTGCTCAGAACGGGGTATGGGAGATACATGGTGGAGAAGAAGCTTTCTCAGCTACAAATCAGCAGCTGTCTAAGACTTCAGACATTGGTGTTGCGTCTCCCCGCTCAGTGGTTTTCACGGAAGGGGCAATAGCTTATTGGTCTTTGTCTGGGATATACCTTGTGACGCAGAATGACCTCACTCTCCGAGGGAGTGCTACAGACCTGACGTATGCAACGATACAGGATTTGTACGATAACATCGGGATGGACTCCAAAGAGAATTGTGTCGGCACATATGACCCTTTTAGCCGGACTATCCGTTGGTTGTTTCGGGGGGATGTCCTTCCTAGCCGCACTTGGTACAGCAAAGAGTTAATATACGACATGAACCTCCAAGCTTTCTATCTGTACGAGACGCGTGTTCCTGACTACAGTTTTCCTTTCGTTTGTGGGTACATCAATATGCGAGATGTCCTTTTCGCAAACGAGCTGTCAGAAGTTCTTGTAGACGCTGACGATGTTCGGGTGGAAACAGACAATGTTGTCACCAATGTGCGAGTCCCATACGAAGCAAACAGAGGTTCTGTCAAGTACCTCACTATTGTAAGGACAGGGACAACTCACAGTATTACAGCGAGCCATTTCAGGAACCTTCAATACAGAGACTGGTACACCTTCAATGGTGAGGGTGTGGACGCTGAAGCTAGGATGCTGACCGGCTACATTACAGGCGGAAGCTCGATGATAAACAAGGCTCTTGTTTACCTTCATGTCTATTCACGGAGAACTGAACAGGGGTTTGAGGAAGATGGAGAAGGCGGATTGGCGATAGTCGACCCTTCGAGTTGTACAGTACAAGTTCAATGGGATTGGGTGAACAGCAGTGAGCAGGGAAGATGGAGTAGAGAGTTTGAAGCATACAGGCTGCCTCGGAACTACTTTCCTAAAAACTCTGCTGACCCGTTTGACTATGGCTTCACAACTGTCGTAACGAAAAATAGAGTGAGAGGAAGAGGGAGAGCCCTCAGTCTTCTCTTCAAAACTAAACCCTACCACAACCTTCATCTGTATGGATGGAGTGTGAAGGGGACAGCAGGTGAGGAATAATGGACGTTATTTACGATGACGACTATGGATTTCTCCGCATTGAGTGGGTGGAGGGGAAACCCTTCATCCACCTTGAAGCGAGAAAATGGTCACACAATATAATGAAAAACATCTACCTTCCTAGGTGGGTACATCTTCTTGACGTTCTCCAAAAGGCAGGACATGAGGCAGTGTTTACAGTGGTAGAAGACACGAATAAAAAGGCTCTTAAATTTCATATGATGTTTGGAATGGAGCATCTTTATTCGGAAAAAGGATATACAGTTATGTGGAGGGAATTGTAATGGGAACAGTTACTAGTGCTATAGGTGGAATTGTTGCCGGTGTCATCGGTAATGCACTTGGCTTTTCTGAACAGAAGAAATCTGATAAAAGTATTGCAAGAGCCCAAGAACGAGCTATGCAGGTAGACCTTGCTGTCCAACAGGAGCAAGCTGCACGAGAACGTAGAGCCCAAATAAGAGAAGCAAGGATTCAGCGAGCAGCTGTAAGCAACCTTGCTGCGGCTTCTGGTCAACAGGCTGGGTCTGCTGCTATCGCTGGCGGTCAACAGGCAACGGCTCAAATGGGGCAGAATCTTGGGAATATCAACACCTCTTTGGCTGGTGCCTCTGCTCAGACTCAAGCACAGATTGGTGTCATTAATGCCCAAAGCAGGGGGCAGTCGGCTCTTGGAGCATTTGCAGGACAGTTTGGGAATATGGCTCTCCAGTACGGAGGGCAGGGGCTCGCTAAATCTATATTTAAGGATTAAAAGATATGGCAGAAGATAACGTCGCAACACAGGAAGCTCCTCAGGAAGTAGAAGAGTTTGAGTTTGAAGAGACGTATGTTGACGAGCAGGTGGGGGAAGAAGATAGTGTGTACGTTGATACACCTCCTATCCCCTCTGATGTATCTAAGAAGAAAGTCAGGGCTATCGACTCTGCTATTAAGGCGTCAGCTTCTGGTGATGACCCTGTAGCGGCTTATCAGGAAGCCTACATTAATGACTCTAACAACGTCTTCATGAATGCAAGTAGGAATACAGTGGAAGCAGTGACAGGGGTAATGAAGTATGCTGGACAGGTGCCGGCTGACGCTGTAGCTGCTGAAGCAGAGAACATCGTTAAACGCTCAAAAGAGCCCCTCTTAGGCCCGTTCTATGCTTATGTGGACTCACTGCCCACAGCAGCCAGTATGAGCCCTGAGGAGCGAAAAGGGGCCGCTTATTACACATGGCTGAATCACAAGATGGCCGAAGTGTACGATGAAATGTCTTGGCTTGATATAGCTTCTGACTTTCTTGTAGCTGGTCTTGTTCCTGATACGAACATTCGTATTAAGGAAATTGCCGACTACATCGGAGTGGACTTTGGTGGAATGGACTATATGGACACCACTGAGTTTCAAGCAAAGATGTCTTCAGCCATTAGCAAGCTTCCTGTTGAAGCACGAGCTGCCTTGGTGAACGACCTCGTAGACAACTGGGAGCAATTTGGCTTCGTAGACAACAAGCTTGAGATGATTGCTTTCCTTGGGAGGATGACCACCTTCGATAGCGAAGAGCAAGCTTGGAGCCACATTGAGAATGCTCTTGAGAGAATAGACCAAGGGACGATGGCTCTTGGCCTTGGCAAGGTGTTCAGGTGGCTGGGGAAGAAAGGCACACTCATTCGTCAAATGAAAAGGATTAATGACCTTGAAGGGGCCAGAGTAGCAGCAAAAGCTGCTATGCAGGGAGCTCTCAAAGAAGTGGGTGTTGACCCTCTTGATGGGGCCAACTCTGTTCAGCCTTTCAAAGAAATAGCTAAATTGACAGCAGGAGCAGATGAATCTCTTGCTCTTGACATCATTACAATGGACAAGCAATTGAAGCGTCTTGTTGATGAATACGACCCTCTTGACTTGCCTTTGTCCGAAGCAGATAGAACTGCTCGTATAGACAAGGCTTTGAAAGCAGCGGAGCTTGACCCTGAAGTGACGAATGTGAAAGTAGTGGAGATGGACGGAAAGGGTTTCACTCTTGAGATGGACACATCTGCTGGAGCAAAGAAACAGAAGGTCTCCTATAAGCTGTCTGATATTGGTAGCTGGGTGGAAGATGAACAGAAGGTGGGCAAAGTCCCCGGGAGTTTCATTTGGAGTCCCAACTACCGTCTTGCTTCGGTGAGAAAAGAACTTGTTCAAACCCCTCATATTGGCCTTTTGCAGGGAGCTAAGTTTCGTAAGGAGATAGATGAGATTGCAAAAAGCAATTTCAAGTCTCTCTCTAAGAAGGAATTTAAGAGAACAGATAAGCTTCTGCTTAGTGGAGATGAAAAAGGGAAAGTGTTCTCCTACTCTGAAGCAGTGGATATAGGTATTGATGGTGTGAAATACACACCTAAAGAGTACAAGGCTTACCTCGGGGCAAGGAAAATCCTTGATGCTATGTACGATGTAATGAACAAGCGTATCATCGCAGAGATGAAGATTAGAAACGTCAAGAAAGTCACATACAACGGAGTCGAGAGAGCCGGCAAAGTTTATGAAGAAGCAGTCAGTGCTTTCAGAAGCTTCTCCACTTCCAACACTCATTCAAAATGGTATTCTGTAGATGGAAAGGTCATCAAGGAATCTCTCACTTCTGACCTCGTAAAAGATATGTATGCTAAAGGCTATAAGCTTGTACGAGCAGAAGGGGATGACCTCTTCACTACGAAAGGAATTAACACAGAATGGGCTTTCGTAAAAGTTGGGGACATTGCTGACCCGTCAGGAAGAGTGTTGGCGAAAGTCCCGGGGTATGTCCCGAAGATTAGAGAAGGAGCTAACTTCTTCTTGAAGCGTAAGACTAAGGTAACGATTGGAGACAAGGCAGTTGACAGGCTCGTCACTGAACGATATGCCTCCAATTACGGAGACCTGAATAAGTTCTTAGCTACGGTGGACAACCCTGAGGATTACATCATTCGTTCAGACAGACAGATGTCTTCTGCTGAATTGGCAGCTGAGCAGATTAAAGTGCAGGGCGGCCTCTTTACGGGTAAACGAAAAACCTCCCCTATCCCCTATGGAACTGGTGAGGTAGAAGGAACACGAAAGACTGCTCTTGAGTCTCTTCAGAGATACATCAATACGATTGCTTCCTCTATGCCTATGTCTATTTACAGAGAAGGGTTGAGACAGAAGTGGATAAACTCTGCTGTAGAGGCTGGGGTGCTTCCTAGCTACACAGGAAAGGAAAGCTTTGCTGCTTTGTCGGTGATGATTGACCACACACATCCTAAGTCGAGGTTCTTCACTCAGACCCATCAGGAAATCAGTTTCATGTCGGGGATGAAGACGACTGCTGAGCAGATATTCGATACCAACCTTGTGAAGCTTGGTAAGTATTTGGAAGGAACAGGAATTCCTTTCAGTAAACGACTTGCTCGTTTTGCGTATGAAAACAGGCTTCAGGATGCGATTAACGTCATGAAGACAGCCGCCTACCACACTATGCTTGGCATGGGGAACGTAGCCCAGACTTTCATTCAGGGGTCTGGTGCATTGGTGGCTCTGTCTGTTAACCCTGTCCACGGTATGAAGGGACTAGCTCATGCTCTCGATTTTATGGTTCTTGACCAGATTGGGAGATTTGGGAATGTCAAACAGCTTGGCAAGAAGCTCGATGTTGACGCATGGAGGCTGTGGAATAAATCGGGTATGAGAGAAGGTGTAACTTCCACTAACCTCGACTACACCTCTATCTTTGCGGACGCCCCTTACGATGCAGGGGTGTTGAGGAAAGTGTTGTCAAACAGCGACTTCTTCGTTAAGTCTGGTGAAATGTTCTACAGCCGAGTGGCTTTCGGAACAGCTTACGACTATATGAAGGCTAAGCTCAAGCGTCCCCTCACTGATAAAGACTTGCCTGAAATCATTAACAGAGCAGAAGACTACAGGATGAATATGTCCCGAGCGAACACCTCTAAATTCCAGAGAGGGCTTATTTCGCTTCCTACTCAGTTTATGCAGGTGCAAACTAAGTTTATTGAGAAGGTCATTGGGAATGACTTTACGGCGGCTGAGAAGGTTCGTCTTGTTGGGGCTCAGGCAGCTTTATACGGGTCAGTCGGATTGCCTTTCGTAGGTACGATTGTTGAGCCTTTCCTTGATGGATTCGGCATTAATGCGAAGGACACTCCCCCTGAGAAGCTGCGTATCTACAAGAACGGATTGATGGGCTACCTCCTTACAGAAGGAACAGGGCTTAACATTGACTTCGGTGGGCGTGTTGCTCTTGGTAACGACCTTGCAGAAAGAGCCCTCAGCTTCCTTATTGGAGACACGAATGCAGTGGAAATGGCTCTTGGTCCTTCGTTCTCTGTCCTTGAGCGTACAACTGATGTACTTGAGAGAGCATGTTATGTCCACAAGATAATGTTCCATGCTGACGATGTTGACGATGCCACTATGCTCGCAGGAGCGAAGGTCATCGGTACAGAGCTGTTGAACATCCCTGCTTCTACGAGAAACATCCTCAAAGCCTATACGATGCTCAATTCTGGGATGTACTACAACAAGGCAGGGAAGGCTGTCTTTGAATACAGGGAGCCTACTTTTACAGCTGCCTTCGGTCAGGCTATGGGTTTCTCTAACACAGAAGTGAGTGACTGGTATGACTTGGCGGGAGTAGTTGACCCCTTCTCAAACAAGAAGGCTGTAGAAGGAATGGCTACGATGATGGCTTCCACTCTCACAAAAATGCTGAACAGTGGAGCTGATGAACAGTATATGTATGCTGCTGCTTACAATGCTCTTCGTTCTTCGTTGCAAGGGTCTGATAATGCAGACAAGGTGATGGAGAAGTTTGTCAATCATCTGAAGTCTCCTAACAGCCCTTGGAGAGAAGCCTACTACAAAGCAATGGAAAAGCTGGGGAACAACTACCAAGAAGGGATAAGTGAAATAATGAAGGACAGCAAAGTGCGCACTAACGTCTCTCTTGCTAAGGAAATAGAGAAGGCAGGAATAGGAGAATATTAATGGCAGATTTTTCTACAAATATGTCCGAATGGAAAGGGGGCTTTGCCCCCGTCCAAGGATACGGGAAAGTACAGCGAGGGACAGACGAAATTGTAGCTAATGCAGCTATGAGTCTTCTCAGCGGCCTTGGAAAAGGCTATGCTCAAGCACAGGGTGCTAACATTCTTGGAACAAGCACCACAGCTGTTGAAGCCCAACAGACAGCAGACCAGTTTGGTGAGATGGTGGGAGACACCTCCGGTCTCGATGAAGCTGCTATACAGGACATGAAAGACCAAGCTCTTCGTAAGTTTGGAACGAACGATAAGAAGCTTCAGGCTCTCGTCAATGCGGGGCACATCACCACTCTGGAAGCTAATGCCCGAAGACACGCTATGCTGCAAGAAAACCTCTCTAACCCCATCCTCGCAATGTTTCAGGAGGATTTTCTCAATGCCTCTGCTCCTTATACAGGAGGAAGTGGAGAGCTCGCTAAGAAGTTCTTTGGGGCTTACCAGCCTACTGAAGAAGAGCGTATTCAGCTTGAGATGGAAGAGAACACCAGAGCTAACACGGTGGCTAAGCTTAATGCCATTGATGAGCTTAAAGTGAATTATGGTTTCACAGATACGCAAGCTGAAGAGTATTGGGACAGCATGAATGCAAGTGCTACGGAGCTTGCTACTGCTGAGCGACAGTATAAGATGCTTCAGTATGGTAGCCCAAAAGCGTTCGCTGCGTCTCAGGCTGTAAACAATCTCTTCTCCACTGTCATCAGCGGACAGATTGTTGGAGCTATCGCTAAGGGAGGCAGCTTGACCCCTGAACAAGTGACTGGCTTCAAGGGGATGATTGAACAACATTATCTTCAGGCTAGACAGTCTCTCCAGAAGTTTGCACAGAAGATGACAACCGAAGACAGGAACAAAGCATTTGCTGACCTTGAGAGCGAGCGTAAACGCTACTTAGGGATGCTTAATGACCAAAGCCAACTGGAAGCCCTCACTAAAGCTTCAGAGCTCTTAAAAACGAAATCTGACATAATTACGGGGCAAGCTATTTATGAGTTTACGAAGAACGCCCCTACTGTCGCCGCTGCTTATAAAATGGCTCCAGAGTTTGGAGAATTTGTTGTTGGGGTGTATGCCGGAGATTATGACGCAAAGCTGAAGAGAGCAACTGACCCCCGATTAAAAGCATTGTTCGACACTATCGAAGGAATAGACACATCCAGAGTCGTAGGTTCTGCCTTCGGTAAAGTTATTAGCGGGGGTTCGTTCAATCCGGCTGAAAAAGCTGTTATGGCTGTTTCTATGCAAAGACCCGGAGCTGCTGCTGCTTTCTCCAAGCTTGCACAGAACTCCCCAGAAAATGCAAAGGAGATGGTGAGACAGGCTATGTCGGCTGAGGGGGCTTCTCTGTCGATGGTTGCTGACAGTGACGAATGGAAGATGGCCCTCAATACCGCAGGCGGGAAAGAACTCATCTCTCCTATCTTCAAAGCTACAGCAAGTAAAGTGAGACAGATGCAAGCCGGTTTCAATGGCAAATTTCCCAAGTCGGTTAAGGTGGAACGGGTCTTACAGGCGGAAAACGCTGCATGGGGGATGGACAGCTACACCTATCTGGTGAAAACAGATGGAACTAAGCTGGACGATAATGTGAAGAGAGAACTCATTCAGATGTACAAAGTGCTTGAAGCCAATCCTTCTATCCTTAAAACTCTCGGAAAGGGGAGCATTGACGAAGTAATTTCAGGAGCATTTGCAGGAGATATTTAATTATCAGCTGGTAAACAATTAAAGCCCCTAGACCTCCTTTTACGGGAAGCCTAGGGGCTTTTCTTATTTTACCAAGAGTCAAAGATGTTTTCCTCAATAAGCACTTTGATTCCTTAAATTACCTCATAATTCTTCGCGTACTCGGATAAAGGGAGGTCTCTTATCTCTCTTGCTAAATCCGTTAATTGGTCTAATGTTTCCCGGTCTTCATAATGGGTGTCCTCATAGTCGATGTAGTCCCGATAGTGCTTTCTTGTATTCTCCCAATAGGACAACGGGCTATTGTAGACGCTACAGGGGGCTAAGAAGTGCCCCTTATGCCAGTCGACATCCCACCTCAAAGGGCATTTGCAGTTAGGCCAATCGTAGCCTGCGTCACAAGCAAAACACAGGTTTTTTGGTGAGGCTAACTTAATTGGCGTTACATTAACAAACTCCACTTTCCCACGCTTTGATAAGTACTCAAAGGCTTGAAGTTTAGAAAACCAGGGAAATGTTCCAAGGCAATCCCACACAAGCTTATGTGCAGTGTGATTAAAGATGGGTCGACGGTTACTTGGCATTACATCCACTCCTTTAATGGGAACAACCCCATCCATGTTAAAATGCTAGCTACAGCGTACACCATAATAATATCACAAACAATGCTCCATATAACCATAGCTACCCCATCTAGAAACTTATTCACTTTTCTCTCCGTATTTCTTGAAATAGAGCATGAACGCTATGTTCGTAGCAGCATGGGCAAGATGGGGAAGACCAGATTCTTCGTCTCTTTCTTCCCCGTTAATAAAGGCAAGAAGATGACGTTGACATGAGTCATAACAGTCTTCGTAAGACAATCCTTTCTTCCAATTGTCTCGGGAATACTTCTTAGCCCCAAACATCATCACCTCTGCTACACCAATGATGAGCTCAGGAGGCACAAGGCTGATTTGAGGCTTCCCCTCGTTGTATCGGATAGCTTCAGTCGTTTCTTCTTTCACAGTAGCCTTCTCCTTTCTTGCAATATTTTAATGCAGTACACACCATAACAGGTCTGCGAATCACTTCGTTACAATGGGGGCAAAGGGTGTCTTCGTATTCCTTGTAGTAGATGCAGGTTTTACACTTATCCAGCAATGTAGGCAAGATATTTCTCCTTTGCTTTTCTCACGGTACCTTTACCGAGGTAGGTGTTATAGTATTTCTTCCAGTAGTAAGCAAGCCCATCAATGTCAGTAGCAGGAGGAAGAGGCTCAGCTACTCGGAGATAATGGATACGGGCCATGAGGATGGCGTAAGCAAGATTGTACACCAACACCTCTGAGTCCTTGCTGTGCGTCCAGAAAGACGTCTCTAAGGCGAGTTCAGGCTTGTACTTGAGGTAGTTCTCCCAAATATCATCGTGTGTATTAGGCTCCATCTGGAAGATGCCTACAGCCGGCCCTCCCACTTGGTAGATGAATTGTCCTCCCAGGCTCTCTGCTGCTGCTGTCATTATGAGCAGCTCTTCAGCAGCTTCCGAATAGAGTCCGCAGGGAGAAAGCACCTGACGAATAAGGCTACGAAGTTGCATGTGTTTCATCGTTCTTCCTCCATATGAATTCAGGGTATTCAAGATGTTTCCCAAGCTGTGAGCAGAATACTCGCCACTCTTGGAGTTTGTGGGTGCTTCGTTGATGTACGATGTTCCGTAGCACCTTGTAGTTGGTGGTAACAATCCTCCGCTGGAGGAAAGACTCAGGGAGGATAGCTTTTGCCATCTCCAAGTCCCCCGCTCGTATATACGCATTGAGGACATCCAGAACCTGCTCTGGTACTTCGTATTGGAAGTGGTGTTGTTTGAGCTCCCCATTAAGAAGAGTGTGCATTGTAGATTCACTCTGCTTAGATGTCCCCACTCGGTAGGTGTCAAATTGGCTCCACCAATAACGAGGGGCTTGTATGTCCAACCACACATAGATGTGTTCGAGGAACTTGTTATGCCCCCCGTCCAGAGGAGCAAGAGCGGCAGCACGACGAGGCATCCTGCTAAGAGGAGAATTGTACGACAGAGAAATACCCAGCAGTGCTTCTTCATACCCAGCCTCTTTCAATACGCTAATCTTCATCGTAATACTCCTGAGAGATTTTCACTTCCACCTCAATATTAAAGTGTTTAAGAAGGCTCTCAATAATATCCTTCAGAGGAATTTCTTCCCCTCCTCCCAGATGGTTGTCCCATCTCCATGCTCCCACCTCCTCTCCGTCAACAGAGAGGAAGTTCTTCCCGTATTCAAATCCTCCGCAATCTTCACATTCGTCCCACCCTCTCCACATTTCAAGCTCCACCTTATACATACTGCTTCAGCTCCTTCCTTACAGTTTGTCTGTTCTTCTTCTTCGTAATCTGCTTGCGAGTGCGTTTCTCCGCTATGCCCCAATCCACATCAAATCCTGCTCTTTCAATGTGCGGTTCTTTCCACTCTTCTCTTATACTTCGTTCAAGACGCTTATTCCGAAATGTACGAGCCATGTCTCCCCCTAGAAGTATTGTATCCACTGGTTTGCCGATGCAAGCTTCACTACCCGATTGTCAGGAAGCGTGTAGATTACAGGCGTCAGTTGCTTGTCATCATAAGCTCCAAACTTGATACAGTCGAATGTTGAGAACAACATCTTTTGCAGCTCCCTGCTTATAGTGGTTGGCGTATAGCGAGTAAACAACATGGTGTATTGGGAAGGGAGTACAAAACTTTTCACCCATTCACAATAAGAGGCTATTGTTTCAACACTCCTGTCCAAAGGCTCCCCTCCCAATACCCAAATGCCTGAATAGTAGACATCGTTCGTAGGTGTTAAATTGTTGTCTTTCGCATCCCATAATTCAGGATTGTGACATCCTGCACAGTGGGGGCTTTTACAGCCCCCTATGTACAGTTCTAAAGCACGATAGCTTTCGTTGCTAGCGATTGCTTGAAACACTGTTTCTCCTAATGATAGTACCTTGTCAAAGCTTCCTTCTGTCTCTCTTTCGAGTAGGAAGAAATCTTTTTAAGATAGCCGATGACACGAGTGGCATGGTCAATGTTCGTTGAGCCACACGCTACACACTTGTCCAGCTTCCTCTTCTCAATAAACCCGCAATCCTCACAGACAGTGGCAGGAATATTGAAGCAGTAGTAGTTGCAGCCTTTTCGTGCAGCCAGAGCCATAAGAGCCTCATACCCATCAAGGTCAGGATGCTCCTCCATGTTGATGTGAGCAGCACTTCCTCCATCAAGATATTTGACATACTCTTCACCATGCAGAGAGAATTTCTCATCTATGGTGTAGGGAGCATCAGGAAGATAGAAGTAGGAAGGATAGCAATCATTCGCTACGAACAACCC